TTTTACCTATTAAAGCTTGATTATTATCTAATTGTATATCACCCCCAAAAAATCCTCCCCCACTTGCACTTATATCATTAGAAGCAGTTAGATTACCTGTTAGATTTATTTGGCCTACTAATGTTATATCACCTGTGTTAGATTCAGATAAATTTATTTTTGAATCTATTAAATCAGTATATTGTGCTTGTGAAGGTGTGTCACCTGTTTCAAAGTATCCTTTTAATGTTGTTCTATTTTGTTTTGCCATTATGTTATTGTATTATCGTTTCCAATTTGTTGGTATCCTACTCCTGTTCCTGCTTGTTGTATATTTTGTATTATGTTAAGTGATCCATAAGTAGCTGCTTCATTAGCTTCAGCTATATTTGATGAGTTTGGGTCTGCAGATATTACTCTAATTTGATCTCTTGTTTTAGGATTTAATGAAGGGGTAATTTCTAATTCAGTATTAAATACTACTGTTGATTTACTGTAGAATTTTTGTGGTTTTTTAGCTAATTCTTTATTTATACTATCTGGTACCAAATATCCTTGAAGTACTAAACCAAAATCAGACTTAACAATTCTATTATCTCCTTGTTGTACTTCTGTAGTGTTACTAAATGTATCTATTTTTGCATTGAATTTAAATTTTTCAGCATCACCCCAGTATGAATCTGATGTAAAATTAATCATTTCAATTAATTTATTCATTTGAGCTATATAATCACACCAAATTGTACATGTGTAATTTAATCTTACAAAGTCAGGAACAACTACTGCGTGAAATTCTTTTTGTGGTGTTCTATTTTGTAATACTGAGAAATTATCGTATTGATTTCTTTTTGTATATTTTTCTTGGAATGTATAATGTAATTGAGGATTATTTCCATCTAATTTATTACCTAAATCTCTTCGTTTTTCAACACTATCTCTTTTAAACATAATAAGAGGTACTTGAAGTTTTCCTTCTTTATCTCTAAAATATCCATCTTTTTGAACTGATTTCCATCTTTCAGGAGCACCATATATTATAGGTACATTTGTTCTATTACCATTTATTATAACAGATGGTTTAATAACTTCATTAAAATAATACATTATTGCCTCATCATGGTCTTGTAATCCAATTGAAACATCTTGTACTGTGTCATCTTTACGTGTTGTTATTCTACCTCTATTTAAATTAGGTCTTGTTTCTGGAGGTGTAACACCTGGTACTTGAACATTTGCAGATATATTATCACGTAAACGATCATACCCACTTGCAGGAATTGGTCTTCTTGGATCTATTTGTTTATTATCTGCCATTTTATCCTCTTAAATTTGCTGTTCCACCATCTACTTTAGTAGTTGTTGGGTATTTTCCTTCTCTTAAAGGTATTAAATTTAATTTTTCTACTCTTGAAATATGAGTATTAACTAAAATTGAAAAACTATCACCATGATCTGTTGTTTCTGTTGATATAGCATAATCTGGGTCTCTTCCCATAAAAAATTGATTTTCAACTTTACTATCTACTTCATAAAAATTATTTTTAAAAAGTAATAAATCTCCTACTTCAGGTATTAAATTTATTGATTTAAGTTCATTTTTTAAAAACTTAAAACCAATAGATTGATTTACATCAGATCCAAAATTATCTGAAGACCATGATTGATCTTGTTTATCAATTAAACATGCTATTTTTAAAGGTTCAAAATAATTTTTACCTGGTGCTTCACCATAAACATTAACTTTTGTTTGTTCTAAAGCAAACTTATAATAAGCTATTTCTGTTTGGATAATGTCTTTTAAAAGTTCACTGTTTATAGTATGAAACAAATTTATATCTCTACTTTTTCCAAATAATGCCATTATAGTCTTTGTAAAGTTTCTGGTTTAAATTTAAATGATTTAACACCTGGTACTCTTAAATCTGTTGCGGATCTATCTGATGTTAATATGTCTTGTTTTATTTTTTCTAAATCTTGTTTAGGATTTCCCCTTGATATAAATTTAATTGTAACTAAAGTATATTCAAAATTTTTCTTTTGAGTATATTCAGGAGGTGTAATATTTCTTACAATTGTAATTTTTCTTATAGCTCTAATTTGTTCTAGTACTTCTGTAATGTTATAATCAGGATCTGTTAGCATATAAGCTTGTACTATAAATTCATTTAGTACTTCATTTAATATATTTTTTAATTTTATCATTATCCTATATAAATATGGTAAGGTACTTTATAAAAAGTTTCTTGTGTTTGTTGTGCTTCTTGATTTTTTCTTTCAAGTTGTTTTAATCTTGTTGTTGATTCTAATAATTCTTTTAATTCTGCTATTAAATCTGCTTTTTCAGCAACTGCTTCACTTAATAAACGAGCATAATCTAAAGTTGTGTCATCTCCAGGAATAGGAATTGTTTGATATTTACCTCTTATACTTCCTAACATTTCTTTAGCTAAAGCTAAAGCATATCTTCTAATCCATTGTCTTCCTGGTTGGTTAATAAAAGCATATGTTGGGGTAGTATAAGGTGCATTTGATATATCTGTTATTAAATTATTAGCAGGATTTTTAACAGGATTATTTGCCGTTGATTTTAAAACATATTCAAAATGTAGTGTATAATCTCTAGTTGGTATAGGGAATAATTTTAAATATCTATTATTTTCTATATTAAAATGATATCCTGATTTTCTAATAGTATCGTTTAATTCAATTGCTTGTAATTTTAATACATCAAAATATATAGGCATTAACATAAAATTTACACCTGGTGAATAATTACCAAATCCAAATGTTTGCATTAATGATTGTATTCCTGTACCTGTACCTGCGTAAGGGTCAAAATATCTATTTATAGCTGAAGGTGCATAATGATATATTCTTTTTATATAAACTGCTTCTGAACCACTTATAGATGAAGAAACATTTGATAATAAATCATATGTTTGTTGACTTTGAGTTACAGCTAATGTTCCTTTTTGTAATTCATAATCTCCTCCACCCCCATCAACTTCGTTTCCATATTGTTCAGATACATTTACTACTCCTCCTAAATTAGGTGTTATTAATTGATTATTAAAATTAGAACCTGTTGTGTTTCCTTCTAAAGATTGGAAATTATTTATAATTTGAAAATTATATAATTGAGCACCATATTCATTAACAGCTTCTTCAAAACATGAAAAAAAGTTTATTGCTTGTAATTCAATGTCTACTAAAGGATACCCTAATCTTTGTGCACACCAATCTGCTAATTTAGGAGCATCTGCTTGAAATTCTGTATCAGCATCATAAAACGAAAAAGGAGTATCACCTGCTGTGAATGATGATGAACCGGGCCATATAGGGATGTTTGCCATTTTAATTAAATTAGGTTATTCACGTATAAATATGAAACAGTTATAGAAGAGGTTACATTCCGTTTAGTAATTCAAATACTTCATCTATTGCTACATGACGATGGTTATCTTCTAATACTCGTTTATAAACATATTGAGAATTATCTATTTTAGGTAAATCATGAATTGCTGAATAATTTTTATCTTTAAGATCTATTTGTTGATTATCACCACAAAATATCATTGTTGATCCTTTCCCTAGTCTACCTAATGCCATTCTGAATTGTGAACGAGTTAAATTTTGAAATTCATCAACTATTACTATAGAGTTTTCAAATGTTCTACCTCTAAAATGAGCTAATGATACTAATTCAATTGATTCCTCTTTTTCCATTTTTTCTAAAATAAGAGGTTTATTGTAAATTTTACGCATATTAGATTTAATAGGTACTATCCATGGTTCCATTTTTTCCTTTTCTGAACCAGGTAAAAATCCATTGTCTTCTGTTGATACTGTAGGTCTTGTTATTATGATTTTATCAATTTGTCTTTTAAAAAACATGTCTAATGCAACTTGACAAGCTAATAATGTTTTACCACTACCTGCTTTTCCTACAATAAAATTATAGGGATGATGTAAAATTGCTTGTTTTGCTGATTTTTGTTCTTCTGAAAGAGAAAGTGAAAATCTAACCGTGCCCTTTGGAGGGGTCTTTTTAGAGTTTTGTTTAGCCATTAATATAACGTTTGATAATACATATAAAAAAAAGGACCGCTAATGCGGTCCTCTTTAAAATAATAAGTATTAATTATTACGATACTGTAATGTGTGCTACATCAGCAGCATAACCAGATACGAAGTAATTTGTACCATTACTTACGATAGTACATTGGTCTCCTAATACTGCTCCAGAAATGAATACTATTTCATCAACTGCAGTTTCTGCATGAGTTGCAGCACCACCATCAGCACCAGCTACACCACCAACAATAGTGTCTTCAGCTGTGTTGTTTGCGATTGTTACTGCATTTGAAGCTACAGTTCCTAAGATAAATTTACAATTCCATCCTGAAGTAACGTCTTTCATTAGAGGTAATGTAATTTCATACGCAGATGCTTGATTAATGAAAAATGTTTTTCCTGAATCTTCTTGAGTTAATACTTTGGCAGCTGCTATATTTTCTACCATTGTCAAAGAAGTTTGTAATGAATCTAATACATCACCGAAATTTCTTCCTGTTTTTAATTCTGCTCTTGTTTTAATTGCCATAATTTTTTATTTTTTGACATTATAGGGATACAACTACAGTGGTCAAATCCATAGAGGCTATTTTCCCGTTTTTATATTGTTAAAACAATACTGACCAATCATTGTTTACAAACATACATATAAAAAAAGAGCCGCTACTGCGGCTCTCTTTAAAAAATATATTGGATAAATTATTATATTTGATCCATGTCAGAAATAATTACTTTACCATAGAAATCAGGACGAACCATTTTCTTAGCGTAACGAGTCATAATCCCTTTACGTGGAGTAAATGAAATCGGATCGTACACAAGAGGTGTCATAATTAATGGAATGTATGGAGCAAAAACAGCACCAGTTTCAAGGAATTGAGATCCTTTATAACCCATTAAGATAGTATTTTCTGTCATGTAAGGGTTTTTGTAAACTGTATATCTGTTATTTACAGCACCAATCTTTTGAACACCCATGTTGTATTTACCTGAGTCACCTGCTGAATCAGCTGCAAATCCTGGGATTGATTCTAAAATTGTAGAAACTTTTGGAGAAACTACTAACCAGTTAGCACCACCTCTTAGAGTTTTCTGGTGAATTAAGTTAGATACTTTCTGTAATTTAACACCTAAAGTTTGGAACCAAGACATTTTAGTGTAATATACACCACTTGTTCCGTCTGTGTCAACTAATGTTGCATGTTCAGTACCTGCAGCACTTGTGTTAGCATTAGTTAAACCAGATAGTGTAATGTCTCTACCTACTTTA